TTTTTTGAACAAAACAAGCTGAAGATTCAAGAATTGTGCTATACAGCAGGAGTGTAGTCCCATTCAAATCTGGAAAAATTGTCTTCCTTGATAACCGACAGCACTTGAGAACACCTGCTCTGCAACTCTTCTCGATGTGAGATCAGCAAAATATTTTTGTTACGATCTCTACTCATGGCTTTCAAAGTTTCCAAAGACCTTTCCAAGCCTGTGCTGTCCAATCCCACATCAAGAATTTCATCCACTGCCATGAAGTTGATGCTGGTGTTCATGTGCTCAAAAATGTCACGAAACGCCCAGCTCAACGCCAAACATACTCGAGTTCTCTCTCCTCTACTCAAGCTGTCAAAGTCAAAGTCCACACCCAGATGCATGATCTCCACTCCCAAATCATTGCTGAATTTCACTTGATGTGGCAGCATCAAACCAGTGAGATACTCGCCCAATCGATAGTTCAAGTAACTGAGATTTTGATCAATAATCCTTTTTCTGATAAAACTGTCTTTGTTTGTCAGCAGTTTCAAAAGAAACTCTTGATGATCCTTGAGTTGGCTTAGCTCATTTAAGGAGTCATAAGAAACTTCTTGTAGAGTGGAGTTCAAGGAACCCACTTGTGCTTGATAGGGGTTTGTTTCCAGCTGGAGTTTGTCTAGTTCAGCACTTAGCAATGTGAGACTGTTTCTGTGCTCATAGGCTTCATCAATGCTTTTGTAAAACGTGGGATTCAAGCTCACTGCACTACCTAGACCCTGGAGCTCACTGAGCTCTTGAGTCAGCACCTGGCACTCTTGTTCCAATGTTTGGATACTTTTGTCCAGCCGGGTTATCTTGTGTTCAAGGTCATCCAGTAAACTGGTTTGTTTTTCGTCATGAATTTTTTGTCCACACATGGCGCAATTGTGTTCTTGAATTTGTGAATACTGTGTAAGCCAGCCAGTTTGTTGTGCCTTCAGCTGTGATAAATGCTGTGCTTTGGTTTGGTTTTGGCTTTGAGTGTTTTTCAATGCTGTTTGAAGTTCGCGATACACAAGATTGTCCTTGTGGGATTGAATTTCTTTTTCAACATCAAAATGGCTGAGTGCCACCAATGCATTTTCCAGTTCTTGTATTTTGGTTTGATGTTGAATGTTCCATTGAAGAGTTTTTTGATTCAAACTTTCAATAGTGCTTAAAATACGTGCATTGCTGTTTTTCACAGTGTGAATTTTGAACTCTTCTTGCTCAATACTTGCCTTTGTTGTTTGTATGAGCTTTTTGAGGTTTTCTGCCTTTTGAGAAAGAAGTGTGATGCCCAAAAGTTCTTCAATAATTTCCCGTTGTTTACCTGCGCCCATACTCAAGAATGGTTCAGTATAGGTGTTCAATGCCACAATGTGTTTGAACATTGTGTGGCTGATGCCCAATACCTTTTCAATGTCTTTTTGAGTGTCTTTGTTCTCTCCTTGAGCCTCATCAGCACTTTTGTTTTCATTTACTGACTCATCGTTGATAATATAACGGAAAAAGCTGGGGGCACGCCCGCGTTCAATTTTGTAGCTGTTGCCGTTGGCTTCAAACTCAATGCTTACAGACATGTTCTTTTTGTTGATGCTGTTGATGAGGTTGTTTTTCTTGATGTTGGTAAGAGCTTGGCCATACAGCCCATAACAGATGGCTGAAATCAGCGTCGAGTTATGACTTACTACACCGTTGGCATAAAATTCGTGCACGTCAGCTACCTGAAGATCATACATATCTTCCTTCTCAGTTAACGTTCTCAGTCCAATTACAGGTTTCTCACCTTGTTCGGTCAGAACAAGCTGACCTATACTTAATGAGTTTACAGGAGTCCAGTTATTGTTGCTCCATAACAGATGTTCAGGGCTGGTAAAAAGAGAAATACCGCTTTCTAGTGTGACTTCGATTACATTACTGTTGTGTGCACTTAGATCGGCATACTCAATCGTTTTAAATCCATATCGTGTATTAACCTCTATTTTTCCAATTTCTTCTGGATGCTGAGAGTAAAAATCAACAATGTCTTTTAGATCAACTTGCATTTTTTAACCTTGATATAAATGCATCTATGTGCTTTTTGGTAGCCAGTAGCTCGCAACCAAAAACTTTTTGTTTTTGTTGCATTTTTTGGACATAACCTTCATTACCTGGTAATAGCATAAGAGGACAGATTTCAATGTATATTGTATTGATAGATGACTTATGTGTCACTGAGAAGTCAAATTTTAAATTACTCTGGGGATAAGACTTTCCTATTTGCAAGTCATATGATTGACTCAGATGGTTTTTCATCCATATATCATGAAAGTAGATTTCATAGCTGCTGCGCAAATAGCCCCCATCTACAGGCTTTCTTTTGGCAACCCATCCCGATTTCGCAAGTAGGTCTTGAGGTATCACATGAAACAGATGGGAATATCTAGCTACAAAAGTCTCAAGAGTCAGTCCTAGTATTTCTTTTTGTATATTGGGCACAATATATTCATAATATGCCCTTACATCTAGGTGGAAAAACCCCTTTTGAGTTTTTTCTTGCATAACTTTATCAAATTCTTCAAAAGTTTTTACAAGACGCATGTTACGTGTTTTAGACAGACGCTCGATAGCGTCGGCTACAGACTTATACAAGTCAATTCTTATGCAGTTTTTTTGAGAATTGATATGATTGATTTCTTCTAGGCATTTTGAGGTGAGTGTAGATTGCCAATCTTTCTGTCTTTTGAGCCATCTCTCATATCCCAGTATTGGCCCATACTTTTTGATGCATATTTCCAAACTGAAGGTTGTTTGCTCTTGAGATAGTCTTAGCTTTGCCTCAGATTCAGAATACCCTCTTGAAAGGTAATATTCGATACACCGATGATTATTATCACGCACTTTAGACTGCTCTCTCGAAGCAGATCCTTTAGCTCCTTTCTTATTGTTTGCGTCCTTTGTCTCTTGTGCCTTTAGGATAGCGGCGTGTTCAGGTAACCCTTTTGACATCCAGTATTCTTTTCGAATAGGACGCAGACTATTTGCCTTCCATTGTGCCTCTTCAAGACTTAACCCTTTTTTAAGCCAAAAGGCTTGACTAAACGGACTAAGTCTAGGAACCCGGGCTAAATTTTCTGTTCTGGTTTCAAAAACAATCAAGCCTCTTTCTTCACCAAAAATTCGGATACATTCATCTTTTTGATATCTTTTTAAATCAAAGTTGATGATGGCTTTTGACTCTTCTTCACCAAACCCTTTTTGTATCCAATATTCGGAGTGTTTCCAATTTAAGACTTTCTTTCCTGAAGCATTTCTCTTTTCCAGCATCTTTTTACCCGCTTCTGACGCAAGTGCTCTGCTCTCTTCAGGAGAGTAGCCTTGTTTCAAATAATATTCTGGATTCCAGGAAATGTTGGTCATAAGTCACTCCATTGCGTATGCATTTATTTAGTAGTCGCAATGGAGTGACTTATAACTTTTTCTGTTTTTTCAAAAATTCTTTAAACTTTCTTTCTACGTCTGGGTCAGGAAAATTGACCTCAACAGATGTGGAGCCTCTCAGGCATTTGCCAACACCGTTGCGGTTACCGTTTCCGCCCAAGTCCAAATTTTCACCCAACACAAGTGTCAAGCCAGGCTGGGTGAGATTTATGGATTGTGAGACTGCGCCCACACTCATGAAGTTTTTGATTGTTACGTTTTTGAGTGTAATCAAGGTCAAATACTCTGATAAATTTCAATCAAGCGTTGTTTGTTCATTGTTGTGCTTTCAATACTATTCAAGTGTGAAATCACAATTGAGTCAACGCTTTCAAAGTTGATTTCACTGTCATCAAGAACAGTGTCGTCTCCGTCACTCTTTCCATGGATGAAACTCACATCCAATGCATTGAGTTGGGTTTCAAACAGTTCTCTGATAAATGCACTGTCTTCATAGGTTAAATCACAATCCACTGTGATGCGAACAAACGTTTTGTTATCAATCAAAGAGGTGGGATCTTGAAGAGCCTCAGTAAGGTTATAGACCCTATACTTGGGCGCCCCAGGCCATTTTTCAAAAATGGGTTCCTCTCCTGGACTCCAAATCATCAACCCTCGATCATCATCAAAAACATCAGCATAATTGTGTGGAAAGGCGTTTCCAATATAACAAATGTTGCCTTTGCGTTGCCTTTTGTGAAAGTGACCACTGAATACCAGTTTTTGATGCTGAAAGTGCTCAGCATTCAAACCACCATGATCAGGCATTTCCACATGAGCATTCATGCGGAACTTAGCAATTTCAGCATGACAAAACAAATAAGGCTGTTTGATGGTTTGAATTTTTTTGTAGTCGTCACCAACCAACCAAGGAACAAAACAAAAGTCTTTCACAGTGGTAATTTTGTCAATGAGATGAATATTGGGAAAGTCTTGTGCATAAGGAATACTATGCAGTTCCAGCGTGTCACGAAAATAGAGATCATGATTTCCCAATAGCATAATCACATTATCAAAACTGTTGTTGAGCAGCTTCATTCCATTGTGACTATAGTTGAGAGTGCTGATGTTCACATTGTTTCTGTTGTGACTCCAGTCACCCAAAAACAAAAGTGTTCGGATATTCAACTCTTTTGCTCTAGCCACCACAAACTCCAAAAACTCAGTGCACCAAGTGTTGTGCTGTTTGGAGTTGTTACGCATGCCATAATGCAAGTCTGTGATGACAATTGTTTTTGAAAAATCAACAGCGTCTAAATTGATGGTCATGACTCAAAAGTCTCCTTGACCTTGAGTATAGCCTACAAAACTGTTTAGTTCAACAGGTGGGCAGGACCTAGATTTGTGCTATTCATTATGATATATAAATAATATGCAATAGGGTTGGAGAAAAATTGTGATTTTGGCAGAATTGAAAGAACGTTGGTTGAACAAGGAGATTACACCTAATAGGTTGACAAAGTTGTTACCTATACACAAAGAAGAGCTAGACAAATTATTTCCTTATGAAGGTCCAATTGCAGCTAAATTTTATGCATACGTTCATAACGGTAATGCAGAAAACAGTTGGTGTGAACAGAGTGGTAAGTTCAGGACATTCAATAATATGGTTCGAGGGTTCAGAAAATTCTGTGGTAATCAATCTCACTGCTCCTGTAATCGTGAATATCAGGAAAGCGTTCGACACAGCCGCACTAGAGATGAAATAAATCATATTCACGAAAAACGTAAAAATACCAACATTCAAAAGTATGGTTTTGAGTATGCAAGTCAACATGACAAGGTCAAAGCCAAAGCTGAGACTACATGTTTTGAAAAGTATGGTGCAAAAGCTCCAACCTTAAATCCTGTTGTTTTAGACAAAGCACAAAAAACGATTCAGGAAAATTGGGGAGTAAGCTTCCCTCAGCAACATCCTGATATAAGAACCAAAACTATAGAGGTGTTTCAAAACACTTATGGAACACCGGTTCCTGCTCAAAACCTGGAGGTGTTAGTTAAAACCAAACAAACCAACCTCTCAAAATATGGTGTTGTAGCCCCGTTTTTGACAACAGAGCATAGGGAGACCAATAGGAAAACTTTTCGGCAAAAATCTTGGGATGCCTATATTGCAAATAGGACTGATTACATTCCGTTATTCACTCAAGAAGAGTTTTTGGACTCACATCGTTATTCTGAACATTTGTTTGTTTGCCAAAAATGTCATAACCAATTCAGTGTTGCCTTGAAACGAGAATCTGATTTGCGTTGTTTTGTTTGTTATCCAAGAAAAGAAAGTTGGGGCGAAACAAAGATCAAACAATGGTTATGGGATAATAACATATCTTTTGATCAATGGAATAGGGAAGTTATCAAGCCATTGGAGATTGACTTTTATCTCCCAGATTTAAATGTGGGTATTGAGTTCAATAGCATTTTTTATCATTCAGATTGCCAAATAGGAGACAAAAAATATCATCAAAATAAATGGAAACAAGCTCTTGAAAAAGGTGTCAGGCTTGTTCAAATTTGGGAACATGAGATGGTGCAAAAACCCAATATCATATTTGATAGATTGTCACACGTAGTGGGATTGAAAAAAACAATTGTTGCTGCACGTAAATGTAACATTACAGTTGTGGACTTTGGAACAGCTAAAACATTTATTCAGAACTCACATTTGCAGGGCAACATACCAACCAAACATATTTGGGGGTTGGAACACAACGGGTTGCTTGTTGCACTTTCTAGCTTTGTCAAAACTAGGTATAGCAAAGGGAGTGATTATGAGCTGGCCCGTTATTGTATTTTGCCTGGGTATCATGTTCCAGGAGGGCTTAGCAAGCTTTTGAATCATGCACATCAGGAGTTGGGATTCAAAAGCTTGGTTTCCTACAGTAACTTGAACTGGGGACTGGGAAATGGTTACGAGAAAACAGGCTTTGAGTTAAGTCATATCAGTCCACCCAATTATTGGTATTGGAAAAATATAAATGACGTTCAGAGTCGACTTAAATTTCAAAAACACAAAATACAAGGCTTAGCTGCGGGCAATACAGAGCAGGAAATTGCCAAAAATTTGGGCTACAATCGTTTTTATGATGCAGGCAACGCAGTGTGGATCAAAAAATACTAGATGGGTCCAGTTGGGCTCATTTGAGGCACAACAAGTGGGACCGCTGCTTCTGCATTGTCAAATCCCAGTTGTTGTGCTAACTGATCCTCTGTCTGGCGGGTGTGACTAGGTGTTGCACCATGCATGATCAAAAGATCATCTCTTATGTGTTGACTTCTCTTTTCCAGTTGCAATATCTTGAGAAAACTTGTACTACTTACGGTAGTATAATAAGCGAATGGGTTTGCGCTTTTGGCTTCATCAAACTGGAGTCCCACCTGTGCCAACTGCACCAATGCTTGGGCTTTCATTTCATCCAGATAAGTATAACCTCGCCAATTTCCTCGATGACCATAGCGATCCACTAGTTTGATCCACATTGCTGCCAATCGGTCAGTTATTTTACCGCCAGTTAAGGTGAACTCACCATTCTTGTAATGACTCTTGCCCACACATTTCCACGTGTTGTTTTCAAAAATCCAGTGTTGAAAGGGAGGAAAATTACACCTAATGTGTTTCTCAGCTTGATTTTTGGCTTTGTCAGCTTTGGCAGGGTTCAACGGAATGTGCTCAAATGTCATGAGTCGCACAACAATTTCATCCAACGGTACATCATCTAGTGTAAGAGAAGATTCAAAAGTCTTGCTTCCACTGGCTTTCTTTTCTTCAGCTATCTTGTTAGCCAGCTTTTTGTGCCGGGCAGCGTCCATTACTTCTGGAGTTGCAGCCACAAGATCATATACAATGACATCGAAATCAGAGTATTTTTTGTCAACAAATTCACAAAACGTAATCTTGCTTTCATGTATTGCAGACAATAAATCTTTGTTTGTTAGATATTTGATCTTGGGAACCAATGCCATTTGAGTCCTTTGTGTTTGAAACCCTAAATTTTGCAATTGGTTGCAGGAGATGTCAAAATGGACAACAAAGTCTGTTAAATAATTCAATAGATTGCCAAAAGATTATGTTGGGGCCTTGCAATGAAGCTGTTTAACCTACTACCACAAGTGAATCTCTCTTTAACTGAGGCCAAAGCCCGTATTGAGCATCCAGAGGACATGATATTTGATGATGGGTTGGACGGTGCCAAAAGAGCTTTTCATATACTGAGTGCAACTGCCCACAAGCCAGAATATGTTTCCATCAAGTTTGATGGAACTCCGGCCTTGATCTTTGGCTGGAAAGATCACAAATTCGTGCTCACTGACAAAGCTGGGTTCAGCAGCAAGAAGTATGATGGGCTGACCACAAGCCCTGAGGCTATTGTGAACATGCTCATGAGCAGGAAAATGAAAGACACTAGCCCCAGTGCAAAAAGTTCTCGACTGGCATATGCCAACAAAATAGCCAGTCTCTACCCATTGTTGAAAAAAGTTACCCCAAAAGGATTTATCGGTTACGTTCAATCGGATTTGTTGTGGACTGGTGTTCCGCCCATAGTTGATGGCGCTTATGAATTCACTCCCAACAAAATAACCTACCGCGTTCCCCTCAACAGTCAGTATGGTGAAATGATTGGCAACAGCAGTGCCGGGGTAGTTATCCACAGTGTTTATCAAAGCCCCTCTGATCATGAGCCTGAAGCATTGAGAAATGTTGCAGATTATGGTTTCAGGAGTGATCTAGGATTGGCTATCTTGCCTCATGAAGCCACCATGCTCACTAGTTTGAAGTTGGATAAATCCCTGGTTGACAAACTGTCACACTTGTTTAGAGTGCACGCAGTGAGTGTGAAATCTTTCTTGGATAGAGGTCAGCTAGAGACGCAGAAAATTGCCAGCCTCCCAGGCTACATGAAAAGCTTTTTGGCCAAAAAGGCCGAAAAAGGCAGCTCAAATTTTTCACATGTTGCAAGAGAGTTTTTGGACTGGTTTACAGGGATCAACAGCCCCGCAAGCCCAGGGATGCAGGAAAAGTGTTTGAAATGGATCCAGAGCCACATGCATGGTTACAACAGTGTGTGGCGCATTGTGAGTTTGTTGAACAGCTTGAAGCTGGACCTCAAAAGCCAGATGGACAATCAAGCTGGCTCAACGGTGGGTGCCAGTTTGGGAGGCCAGCCTGGCCATGAAGGCTTTGTGGCAGTAACCCCAACTGGTATTGTTAAGTTTGTGAATCGTGCACAATTTATGAGAAAAGCGCAACCTGAGTCACTTATGGAACAAAGCACAAAAAGCGTTGTTTGGACCTTTGGGCGAATGAACCCTCCCACTTTGGGTCATCAGCATCTGGTGAACTTGATGGCCAAACATGCTGGTGACGATGACTATTGGATCTTTTTGAGTCATAGTCAAGACGGCAAAAAGAACCCTTTGCCTTGGGAAGAAAAAGTGGAGTTTTTCCAGCGCATTATGCCTGATCATGCAGAACATTTGGTTCAAGACCCAGATGTGAAAACACCACTACAAGCTGCTGAATGGCTCTACAACAAAGGCTATCGAGATTTTGTGTTTGTGGCTGGTGAAGATCGGGTCAAGGGCATGAGAGAGCTCTTGGACAGTTGGAACAGTCCTGAAATACGTGAGAAACATCAGCGTGAACCCATTCACATCAAAGTGGTTTCAGCTGGGGAAAGAAATCCCGATCACAAAGGTGTCAAGGGCGTAAGCGGCACCAAGGCTCGTGAAGCTGTATTGAACAAAGACAAAGAAGCTTTTCAACAAGCTGTGGGTTTGGACCTTGAACTCAGCAACCAACTGTTTCAAGCTGTACGACGTTACCTCAAGCATCCACGGAACAAAGTAATGGAATCCAGTTTGCATCCTGCAGGCACAATTGTGACCTTGACCATGAGTCCACCACATGCTGCTCAATTGAAAGAATGGTGTGACAAAAATGGTGTTCCTTGCATGAACACTGATGAACTTCACATGACTGTTCTCTATAGTCAAAAGCCAGCCTCTCATCTCATGAGCATGCACGGTAATACAGTTGTTGTGCCAGCTAAAATTCAGGGATGGACCAAGCTGGGGGACAAAGCCCTATGCTTGGATCTTGATTGCGAAATTGCACACAAGTTTCATCACCACTTGAAAAGCAAGGGTGGGACTCATGATTTTCCTGATTTCATACCACACAGCAGCGTGAACTACAGTTGGATGGACCGAACTGATTTGCCACAGGCTTTGCCTGATTTTCCCTTGCTGTTTGATCGCATTCAGGTCAAGCCACTGGACCCCAATTGGGGTCTCAAACTCTAGAGGGAAACCCCTGTGAGTTTGATTACACGCTGAGCTTCTTCCTGATCTTTGCGTTGATCACTGGGGCTTTTTTGCTTGTGCTTTCCAGTTTTCACATCCATCGTGGGTTTCCCAGTGGGTCCTAATTTGTCTGTGCTTTGTAGCGTGTGAATCAATCCCTGCAATCCCTGCTCTATCCGTTTGTTGCCTTTGATAGCTCGCTGAATTGATTCCACACTGTCAAAACTGCTGGCTGTGAAGCGGGGTCCCAACAGTGTTTGGGCTATGGTATCAGGATCTTTGGAGATAACACTTTCATCTTCACGATTCAACAAGCCACGTTGCCAACTGTATTTCAATCCCAAGGCTTTGGCAATGCTGCTCATGAGTTGGTTTCTTTCGGCACCACTGTAGTTGCTGGCATCCCCTGGACTTTGCATGCTGAATTTCATCCAAGTGGGATCTTCATGAAAAAAGAAATCAGTTTGCACAAACCCGTTCTGGGCATCTCCAGCTATGGGTGTAAGTAAGTGAACTTCACCTGCAATTTTAACATGGTCTTTGGGATTCAAACCTTGACCAATTGCCCAGTTTTCCAAACTTTGGCCAAATGCCTTTTTGGAAATTTTGTTGCTGTCCACAACAATGTCTATATCACCACTGCTGGCCTTCTTGCCCACACTGCCCAAGGTCATGCCATGCATGGGCAAGCCAGTGACTTTTTCCAGCCAGTCCAACGTGGGACTGATTTGTGCAAGCAGGATCCGGGATGTCTTGGGTTTGCCATCTGCGGTTTTGAACACATTGCCGCCTTCAAACAAATTTTGTTGGGAAAGTTCAAATAATTTCATGATCCATTATTTAAGTTTCCGCTGGTTTTTTACACATAAATATTCAACAAAGATTACAGAGGACAACGTTCCATGCCTAGGTTTGGTGGATTTGGTATCAATACAGGCTCGCTCGTGGGTGGCCTTGTCAACAATGTAGTGGGAAGTGCAGCATCAGCTATTTTTCCTCGTGGCTTGTTTGGTGGATTTGGTGTAGGTGATGGTGTTAACTTGTTGGGCACACTCAACAATCAAGATCCCACCAACCGGCGTGTGAGCTTGCGTCCCCGGCCAGCTGCTGCCAACAGAGTATTGGGCAAGGGCTTGCTGGATCCATTGCGTGAAACCAACAATGGCATGGTTTGGCCCTATACTCCCACAATCAATTATCAACAAGACATTGATTATCAAACCATCTCCACTGTGCACACAAACCAAGACTTTCATGTATTTGCACGAACACCTGCAACCTCTTTCAGTGTTGATGGGCAATTCACAGTGCAGAATCAAAAAGAGGGACGGTATGCGCTGGCTTGCATTCACTTTTTGAGAACCATGAGCAAGATGCATTTTGGTGAAAATGACAAAGATGCCGGCACACCACCTCCTATTCTCTTGTTCAATGCATATGGGCCTTTTGTGTTCAACAATTTGCCAGTGATAGTCAAGAGCTACACCATAGGATTTCCTGATGATGTTGATTATGTTCAAGTAGCAAGTGGCTTGCCTGCAACAAATCAACCTACAGTGCCAGTAACTCCAGTAACTCCAGTAACTCCTGTAGCTCCAAGAGCGGCAAACATACCTATGGAAGAATTAGGCGTAACTATGCCATACGCGCCGCCTGATGTAACTACTCAACCAGGTGCAAGTGTACAGCAGCCTACTCCATCTATTACAAAAGGTGTTTGGTTGCCCAGCTTGTTCAAAATTTCTGTTACATTGATTGTGCAACATACTCCCACTACATTGCGGAAGAGATTTGAATTGCCCAAATACATCAATGGTGACTCCAGTCAAAGTGACTTTATCTGATGACAACAGTAACTTATCTACGTAGTAGTCCTTATTACCGCACACCACAAACTACAACCTACTTGGGGTTTTGGGTTCCGCCCACAATTACAAGAACAAGTGACGATCTTATTGTTACCTTGGCTCAAAGGCATTTACATCGCCCTGATTTACTCAGTTTTGAACTGTATAACAACCCCAGAGCATGGTGGGTGTTTGCGATGTTAAATCCTGATCAGATAGTGGACCCAATATACGATTTTGTGCCTGGGATAACCATATATGCACCTAGCCAACTAAGTATTGAAAGCAGAATATAATGGCGACCCCACTTGTTACCAATCATTACCTTCGCCGCATCTTGTATGATCTATCACTAAAAGGCCTAAATTTCAGCCCCGAAGATAACGCATTAAATTATCATGATAGATACACATACCATTTACAACTGGTACTAGTAAATGACCGCGAAGCAAATGAAGCTGACATTGATGAAAAGTTGTTCCAGGATTTAGTTAGATATATTGTTGTAGCCGAAAGCGGTGTTACAGCTGGATTCAATATAACAGAGTGTGAAATAAAAGATGCAGTGAGCCATAACTTTAGGACTAAAAATGCAACCTCTGTAGAAATTGATATGATAATCACAGAACCCTATAATATGAGCTTACCTGACAAAATTTTTGAGAGTAGTAAGCAACTTGGTATTTTAAATTGGCGCTTAGCTCCTGTTTTCTTGATGTTGTGGTTTAACTTTTATGATGCAGAAGGAAATATAGTTCCTAACGCAAGAAAACAATTTTTTAAAGTTTACAAATTGAATATTGTGGATTTGTCAAACACCCTTACAGCCGCAGGCACAATTTATCGGTTGAAAGCATCAATAAGCAACAATATAGCCTTCAAAAATCAATTTTATGTTTTGCCACAAACTTATACTATTGAACTTGGCAGTGGTCGCATAAGCACAGTTCCTACGCCATCTGGCATTACACTTCCGGGCCAAAATATTATAAGTTTCAATAAGACTGTTGGTGAATTTTTTGGAAAATTAGAAGATGAACTAAATCAGTTTTATCTTGATTTAAGACGCAGCCAACAACCACAAGATCAACAAACACAAGTTGTAATTTATCAATTTTTTATTGACGAGGAATTGCGAGATCAAAAAATTACGTTTAGCCCACAAATCAACAACCGTCGCGCTAGTTTTAGACAGGTGGGAGACAAAGTTCAATTTATTGCAGGAAGAGGGATCAGCATAGGAGCATTGGTAGATGATGTGTGTGCGTCCATCGATAAGATGGAGTTTTTTATACCCGATGACAGATCTGGCCTAATCAAAGTTCCTTGGATTGAATGTGTAGTAAAAAACATTGGTTGGGACTACATAAGGAATGATTATATAAGACAGCTACAGTTTTATATAGGTGTTAAGCAAACTCGCAGAGCTGTGCCAAGTCAGGAATTTGGTCGAGCTTTCCAACTTGTTAACGAATTTCACGATGCTAGGTTAGCTAGCATCAATAACGGTCCACAGAAGATTCTGAAAAAAGCCTATTTGTATTTTTACACAGGAAACAATACCGAGATTATAAATCTTGATGTTCAGTTCAATGCGCTTCACTGGATACCGTTGCCTCTGACAAATGATACGGTTTTACCAAGTGCATTTAGCGCACTTAACACGTCCCTCACTGATTTACAGAGGGCACTAGATAGGAGAAGAACTGCACTTCAGGAATACGATCAAGTTCAACAAGAGTTGATTAGGTTGCAGAGACTTAGGGCTGGTGCACCTGCCGCAGATGCTCCTGTCTTAGACAATCAAATTGCTGCCGCAAGGCGACGTCTCCAAGAAATAGAGCGGGAGGACGAGGCTGCCCGACGCGTCATAGCACAAGGGTCTTTGGTGGTTTTTGACCCAAATGTAGCGCAAACCTTAGAAGACGTTTATAATCCTTTTGGGCAATTTGAAGATCCAGCAACAGGTTTACGAGAACAACTTCAAAGAGAAAGAGCAGCAGCACTTCAGAGGAGAAGACCTAGGGAATTTAGCGAGGATGAATTTAGCGCCAATAATAGGACCTTGCCAGCTCAGCTCACCTACATTCAAGATCCTAGAGATATCGTAAATGCAGTCCGTCCACAGACTGTAACTGACACTGATGTTCGCAAAGTTTACGCAAGTGTAACACAACAGATTTATGCTCGAATGCAAGATATGGTGAACATTACAATGGAGATACGTGGCGATCCTTACTGGTTGGGGACATCAAATGTTGAAAGAGATCGTCAGCTCTTGGGTATTATAGAACAATCATATGCAGGGGCGCAGCGTGTTCCAGCGGATCAAACTTATGCTGTTTACCAACCTTACGACGCATTTTTCCTACTTGCATTTCGTGCTGGAACTATACCAGACGAAAATACAGGATTTATGCATCTACGTGATGACGTAGATTTTTTCAATGCGCTTTACGTGATGGTACAAATAACACATGTATTTAAAGAAGGCAAATTCACTCAACGATGTGAAGCAACACGAGATCCTTTGAGTAATTTAGGAGACTCAAGAACAGAGGTAGGTACGGTCCCCCCTGTTCTGCGAACCGGATTTAATCAATAACTAGAGAATACATAAATGGCTGTATTAAAACAAACAGTAAATTTACCGGGTGCATATGATCTGGAACCAGGAGGGCTACGTGCCACCTGGGACAAAATCTATCTTGGCCTAGTGCGAGATGTAAATGACGCTCGCCATATGGGCCGTATACGAGTTTGGATCCCTGAACTGGGGGGAGCAATCAATAATGAATCCACATGGATCGTATGTGATTATGCCAGCCCCTTTGCTGGCGCATCAAACATCGGAGACGTGAACCTCAATCCCACTAGTTCACAAACAGACTATGGTATGACCTTTATACCCCCTGATCTCAATAATCAAGTGTTGGTGTGTTTCATAAATGGTGATCCTAGTAGGGGTGTTTGGTTTGGATGTTTGTTCCAAGTTGATCGTAATACGATGACTCCCAGCACACCTGCTCAGAGTCCATCAAGACAAGACCGAAATCCTCTTACTGGCGGTCAACCCATATTTCAAGCCAGTTTTGAAGCTGCTCAAGAAGCTGGTGTTCCAGACTTGCCTATTGAACAAGGTGGGCCAGCACCGAGAGGTATGCAACAGGGTATTCGTACCTTGGGTTGGCGTACGCCATATGGGCACACAATGGTTTATGATGATACTCCAACAGACGCTTTCATCCGCCTACAAACTCGTGGCCTAGCTCAGATTGTTATTCATGACACCAGAGATAGAATCATAATCAACACTGGGCCAAATAGAGCCCGTATTGAGATGGACAAAGAAGGCAACATTGATATTTTTGGACAAAAAAGTGTCAGTGTAAGTGCCGGACAAGACATCAACTTGCATGCAGACAGAGATGTGAATATTGAAGCTGGTGGCAGCATCAAAATGCGCAGCATTGACGAAACCAGGATGTATAGCAAGAAGCCGTTCAACATCAGCAGCGGCGGTGATGTTTTGGTTTTCAGCCAAGGCAATGCACACATTGTGAGCAACAGCAACATCTACAACACGGCTGTGGGCAGCTTGCAATACAGAAGCAATTATGGTATTTTTCTCACCAGTCAAGAAAGCAACATTGACATCAAAAATTTAACTGGCAATATTCGCTTGTTTGCTGGAGGCAATGTTGATGCCAGTAGTGCTAGTGACATAAGGCTGCGAAGCATAAACGGAGCCTTGAGTTTGTTTGGTGAGGCCGATGTTAAAGTCAAGAGCAACAGCACTTTGAATTTAGTTGGAGGAGCTGATGTCAAAGTTCAAGGCAACGGATCGGTAAACCTACGCTCAGGAGCAGGCAACGTCAACACAGGACCAAAAACTGAACTCAATGT